ATACAGTAGGTTATTATGGTGACAGTGGTGGAACAATTACTCCTACTGCAGGTTCACGTATAGAAATTATGACTACGGCTAATAGAAAAAAATCAGAGGGTGTGATAGATGTAGACTTAGAACCTACTATTTCTTTTAGTGGATTCGATCTTAAGATGGATATATTAAATCCTGCAGCCTCTGCAGTTGAGTTAGATTTAGGTTACTATAATGATTTTTTAAAAGGTCTTAAAGCAGAATTAAAGAAAGATAAAATAGAAATAAATTATAGTATACCTCTTAAAGCAGGTAAAAGAATTAATCGTGCAGAAGGTGGCTCTGTTCCTGACAAAGATCCAGCACAACTAGAAATGGACTTGATACTAAGTGAAACAAAAGATCCTGTTAGCGGTAACACTGCCCCTCTTGGTGCTACGCCAGAAGAAGTGCGTGATGACGTACCTATTAATGCCAGCCCTAACGAGTTTATGATTAACGCTGCAACTAGACGTTACTACGGCACAGAGTTTTTTGAAGAACTACAAAAGTCTGCAGAGGAGGGTTGGAAACGTATTAAGCAAGGTGAAGAGTCATACTTTAGAGATGATGAACTTGAAGTAGAAGATGATGAAAAAGGACAAGACAAACCTAGAGTAAACATGCAAGAGGGTGGTGCTGTGCCTCAACCCACAGGCGGTGGCTTTGGAGGGTATGGCGGTGCTGGCCCTATGTTTACAGGCTTTGAGTTTAAACGTTTTATTAATGATGATACAGGTCAAGAAATAGTAATATACTTTGTTAATGGTAGACCACTAAGTAGATTACCTGAAGGTTTTCGTGAAAAAGAAGAAACACCTGCAGAAGAACAACAAGTTCAAACAACAACAAGAGATACAGGCTCTGCTAATGAAGGTATAGCAGATGAAATAAAATCAGCTACATCAAACTGGAGAAATAAAAAACCCAACACTTGGACTGATGATGACTTCAACAGTTACTATAGTGGTATTAGTTTAGACTTAAAAAAAGGACAAAACCCTACAGAGTTATCGAAAGGTGAAGAGTTTGTTACTACTTTGTTAAGTGGTCCTACTGGTGTGTTAGGTAAAATTATAGGGGCAGAGACAGGTATAGGTTCTTTAATTAAAAAGTCTAAACAAAATCAAGCACAGAAAGTATTTGATCATATATCAAGTCTTGAAAGTGCAACAGATGTGCAAAGAGATACACAATATATATTAGGCTCTGCTTTAGGAATAGAAGGATATAGAACTAGTTTAAATAACCAGTTTGATAAATTAATGGAGGGTAAAGTAACTAGAACAACAGGTGCTGTAGAAACATCTATAAGACCTAGAGCAAGACCTCCAGAATTAGAAGATATAAAACCTAAAGGTAAGTATAATCCAGCAGATTCTAATTTAGGAAATTATGCAGGTTCTAAATATAATACATTACTTAAAGGTGAACAGGCTTTATTTGACAATGCAGTTGATAGCGGAAACGATAATCTTGTAACTCACTTTTCTATCGTGAACAGAAAAAATCAAAAGCAAGATGAATATGCTAGAGCTAATGCAGGTAAAGACCCTTCAGAGTGGGAAAACCCTCCAGCAGGTCTTAGTGCTCACGATATAGCCCAAGCTAAAAAATATAACGGTAGTAGGTCTTCTGCAATTAAAAGAGGAGATGCTGCTAATCAAGGTGTGTTTAAAGAAGCTAGAGTTATTGAAGAAGGTGATCCAAAAAAAGGCGAAGGCGCAGGAGATAAGGATGATTCAGATGTTTGCGTTATAGCTACACACGGTATCTCTACAGGTGGGTTTAGCAGACTAGATAAAGCTAAAGCAGAACTGTGGTGTGAGCGTACATATCACGGTAAATGGTATGGTGAAGCATTTAGACGTGGCTATCGTCATGCAGGTAACATAGCAATAGAAAAAGGCAAAGCAGCAGAACACTATCAAGAGTTTAAAGATTTTGTGTCCTACGGTAGAGGACTCAAGAAAGGCGTAAAGCCAGCACTTAACTACTACCTACGTACAGCACAGTTTTTCTTAACAGGACTGTTTGTAAAATAACAATAAGGCTACCCAGCTACGGCTGGCCCCATATAAGAAAGGATACAATATGCCTGAGTTAGCAGAAGTGGAGACACCAAAAAATGCAGGATTCGTACAATCTAAGAGTACAAGAAATGCAAACAAGAAGCGTATAGAAAAGGATGAGGCAGAACTTAAAGCCCTTATGGAAGGGGGATCATCCAGTGACGAAGAGGCCAATACCAAAGAGGCAAAGGCCAATACAGAAGTTAAAGAAGAGACGTTATCTGCAGAAGAAAGAACGTTTAAAAAAAGATACAGTGATTTACGAACTCATCTAAATAAACAAAACGATGAGATAAAAGAACTTAAAGCTCAACTAGGTCAAGCTGCAAAGAATGGTGCTGTGCGTCCACCAGCTACTGATGAAAGCATAGATGCTTGGGCTAATAAGTATCCTGAGATAGCACAGATAGTTGAAACTATAGCTGACAAAAAGGCAAACGAAAAGTTTAAAAACGCTGACGCTAGACTGCAGGAGCTAGACAAGATAGCTGCAGAAACGTATCGCTCTAAAGCTGAAGACGAAATACGTTCTATACACAAAGACTTTGACGAGTTACGTGCTAGTGATAACTTTCACGAATGGGCAGAAGAACAACCTAAGTGGGTACAAGATGCCTTGTACGAAAACCAAGATGACCCTAAATCAGTTGTACGTGTAATTGATCTGTACAAGATTGACAACGATATGGACGTAAAAGGTAAGCGTAAGTCTACTAAAGATGCTGCTTCGCAAGTCAAGACCAAACGTACAACTAAAGTAGAAACTAACGACACATCAGGAAGCTTCCGTGAGTCAGATGTGCAAAAGATGACAGCCCAAGAATACGAGGCTAACTCTGATGCAATCATGGAATCAATACGTAGCGGTAAGTTTATTTACGATATTTCTGGTGGCGCACGTTAAAAAAGTATTGACATTACGCAATTAATATGTATAACTGTGTATGTTAAGACAAGAGTATAAAGCCCTGATACTATTAGCTACCTTTATACTCTTATTAAACTAAGCCAAACAACTAAGTTAAGACTAACCTGATTAAGTATAGGCCCAAGTTAACCTGATCAGTATACTTGCACCCTAGAAACATCAGCCCCTTAAAGTAAGTTTGGGCTTACTTCACATAAGCCAGCAAACATCTAAGGAGGATTTAATCATGGCTTTTTCATCCGCATCAGGTTATGGGAACTTACCTAACGGTAATTTTAGTCCTGTAATCTACTCCAAACAGGTACAGCTTGCGTTTCGCAAGAGTGCTACCGTTGGGGATATCACAAACTCTGATTATTTTGGGGAGATTTCTGCCCAAGGTGATACGGTCAGAATCATCAAGGAGCCTGAGATTTCAGTGCAATCCTACACAAGGGGAACCACTGTCACAGCACAAGACCTTGACGATGAAGACTTTACATTGGTTGTTGATAAATCCAACTACTTTGCTTTTAAGATGGATGACATCGAAGAAGCACACAGTCACGTTAACTTCATGCAGCTTGCAACTGATAGAGCAGCGTATCGTCTAGCTGATCAGTATGACCAAGAAGTTCTTGGTTATTTGTCAGGCTTCAAGCAGTCTGCACTACACGCAAAAGCTGACACAGCTAACACCACCGCAAGTGGTGAAAAAGCTGTTCTCTCTGCAGGTTCAGACGAATTGCTATCCAGCATGAAGTTGATCAAGAGTTCATTTGGCAACATTACTACAGCATCTGCTGGTGATCACTCGATTCCAGTAACTGCTCGTATGCCAGGTGCAACTTCACTGCCGACTGCAACTGTGTCACCTGCTATGATCGTAGCTCGTATGAAGCGTTTGCTTGATCAACAGCAAGTTGATACACAAGGAAGATGGCTCGTCATTGACCCTGTGTTTATGGAAATCCTTTCTGACGAAGATAGCCGTTTTATGAACGGAGATTATGGTGAGTCAGGTGGACTACGTAACGGTCTAGTGATCAACAACTTTCACGGCTTTCGTTTGTATGTGTCATCAAACCTACCAGCATTAGGTGATGGTCCTGGCACTTCAGGCACAGCAAACCAAAACACAAACTTTGGTGTGATTGTTGGTGGACATGACAGCGCAGTAGCAACTGCTGAACAGATCAACAAGACGGAAACGTATCGTGATCCAGACAGCTTTGCTGATATCGTCCGTGGGATGCATTTGTATGGGCGCAAGATATTGCGGCCTGAAGCAATTGTAACCGCTAAATATAACGCAGCGTAAGGGAGGATTGAATTATGGCTACTATCTCAATGAGCACGAACTCAGCCTCTACTTCCAACAACGGCGGTACAGGCAACAAGCAGCTTCGTGGAAGCTTGGTAACTCTGCAGAACGATATTGATCTCGCAGATGCTATTCTACAGAATGGTGGTTCTGCACTAGCGGCTAATGACATCATTGAAGCTATTGCTGTTCCTGCAAACACTATGATCCTGTACGCAGGTTTCAAAGTTGTCACTGCAATGACAGGCACTACCACTGACTCTGAGTTTCATGTTGGTATTACAGGAACAGACGTAGACTTGTTTGCTGCGTCATTTGACTTAGATGGAGCTTCAGCAGGAGCTATTACTCCTCCTGCAGGTCTATCAAGTGGTGTTGTTGCTAATGTACCAGCATTTACTGCATCAGCAGATACTATTGATGTAGAGATTCAGGCATCTAGTGGAACTATTACTGGTGGTATTATTCGTGTGTTTGCCGTGTGCATACTCTTGGATGAAGTATCACAGAGTAGCTCTGCTAATGAAGTGGATCGTGATCTACTCGCATAACTACTTTAGGGGCTGGCCCAGCGCTAGCCCCTTAAACATCTTACTTAGGGTATTATAATGGCGTTGACATTTCTTACACTCACTAACAGTGTTATTACACGAATGAATGAGGTGGTGTTAACATCCTCTAACTTTTCTAGTGCTAGAGGCGTACAAGTACAATGTCAGAACGCAGTTAACGAAGCTATAAGATTTATCAATCAAAGAGAGTTTGGTTATCCTTTTAATCACGCTACAGAAACAAAGACACTAACACCTGGTGTCGTAAGGTACTCTATACCTACTAGCACAAAGTATATAGATTACAATACAGCCAGAATAAAGAAAGATTTAGATGTTAATGCTTCAGGTAATAACTTATCTAAACTAAACTACAACGAGTACATAACCAAAGAATACGCTAATCAAGAAGATGAGATAGCATCAACTACACTAAATGGTTCACACTCTTCCTCTGTGACTACCCTTACGCTTACATCAACTACAGACTTTGATAGTTCTGGCACAGTGTTTATAGGCGGTGAGCAAGTTACTTATACAGGTATATTAGGTAACGATATAACAGGTTGCACTCGTGGAGCAAACAATACTACAGCAGCAACTCACGCTAGTGGTGTAACTGTAACGCAGTTTGAAAGAGGTGGTGTGCCACAGTACATTGTGCGTACCTTAGATAATAACTATTTGTTATATCCTTTTCCAGATAAACAATACACACTTACATTTGATTACTTTACATTTCCATCAGACTTGTCAGCACACGGCGATACAACAACTATACCCGACAGGTTTGCTCCTGTTATAGTTGATGGTGCTACAGCTTACGTGTATCAGTATCGTGGCGAACTAAATCAGTATCAATTAAACTTTGAAAGATTTAATCAAGGTATAAAAAACATGCAATCACTTGTAATTAACAAGTACGATTACATTAGATCAACTAAGATAGATATACCTACAGACTATTCAAATCCTGTTCTTAGAGTTTCGTAAAGATGCCAGATAGTTCTCAAACATCTCCTGCAGCGTTTAACTTAGAGGGTGGACTAGTCCTAAATCGCTCTACGTTTCTTATGCAACCAGGCGAGGCTTTACAGCTAGAAAACTTTGAACCTGATATTCAAGGTGGCTATAGGCGTATAGATGGACACTCTAAGTTTGTAAACCAGCAGATACCTCAAACTAGTGCATCTTCTGAAAAAGTTTTGATGGTAGCTACCTTTGCTAATAAAGTATTAGCTGCACGAGGAGAAAAGATATTTAGTGCTGCATCTACAGAATTAGCATCAGCTATAGCTTCAACTACAGCTATGACAGGCTCTGGTACAATTACAGTAGATACAACTACAGGATTTTCTAGTAGTGGCACACTGCAAATAAGTGACGAGATATTTACTTACACAGGCGTGACCTCCACTACGTTTACAGGTGTAACTCGTGCTACATCAAGCACAACTGCAGCAGCACACTCAGTTGACGATATAGTATCTGAGAGTTGGACAGAAATAGATACAGGACGCACAAGTGCAGGTAAGTACAGCTTTGAAAGATTTAACTTTGATGGTAATGACAAAATAATATTTGTTGATGGTAACAATGATCCTGTAGTATTTAACACATCGTTAAGTGCAACAGATGTTACCGCTAGTTCAGTTGAAGGTTCTAAGTTTGTAGCAGTTTATAAGAACCATATGTTTTACGCTGGCAAGTCTACTACACCCCAAGAGCTTGTATTTAGTGTACCATTTGACGAAGATGACTTTTCAAGTGGCTCTGGCGCTGGGAGTATCAAAGTAGACGATACAATTGTAGGACTAAAAGTATTTCGTGATAACCTGTTTATCTTTTGTGAAAACCGTATCTTTAATCTTACAGGATCGTCACTAAGTGACTTTGCTGTTGTACCTGTCACGAGAGATATTGGTTGTATTAATGGTGATACTATCCAAGAATTTGCAGGTGACTTAATATTTCTTGGACCTGATGGTTTACGTACTGTTGCTGCTACTGCAAGGATTGGTGACGTTGAGCTTGGTACGATTACTAGAAACGTTCAGTCTTTATTTGATGCAAACATCAAGGACGCAGAGCTTTTTGAGAGCGTAACTATACCTGACAAAACACAATACAGAATATTCTTTTCTAAAGATGGACAATCTGACAGCTTGACAAGAGGTGTAATATGTGTTATGAAAGGGGATAGGTTTGAGTTCTCTGAAGTAAAGGGTATCAAACCATCCTGCACAGATACTTTTGTTAAAGCAGGTGATGTAATAGTTTTACACGGAGACTTTACAGGATTTGTGCATAGGCAAGAAAAAGGTAATACCTTTGCTGGAACTACTATCTTTGGAAAGTATAGAGGACCAGACTTAGGTTTTGGTGATACAGGTATACGAAAACATATGCATAGGGTTATTGTTAACTTTAAGCCTGAGTCAGCTATAGCTGCAGACTTAATAGTTAGATACGATAACGAATCACCTGATTCAGCAAGACCTGCAGTGTATCCTTTAGATGCAAGTTCTGTTGCTGCACAATACGGCACTGCGACATATGCTGTATCAGGAGCAGCAGCTAACGCTGTGTATGGTGGTTCTTCACAGCCGCTAGTTAGACAACCAGTAGAAGGATCAGGTTTTACGGTTGCATTAAGAGTAAATGACAATGGTGTAACTGCACCTTACTCGCTGAAAGGTTTTCAGTTAGAGTATCAAGTGGGAGCTAGACGTTAATGGGTAGTACTTATACAAGACAATCATCGTACACAGATGGTGACGTAATCCAAGCAGCAGATACAAACAACGAGTTTGATCAACTTGTCGCTGTCTTTAACGAATCTACTGGACACACGCACGATGGCACTTCTCAAGAAGGTGGACCTATTACTAAGTTATTAGGTAACACTCTTACGTTTGGTGCAGGTACAGCAGGAACAGATGTTACTGTAACTTTTGACGGTGAGACTAATGATGGCGTACTTAAGTGGATGGAGGACGAAGACTACTTTGAGTTCTCTGATGATATACTTGTAGCCTCAACAGAAAAACTACAGTTTCGTGATACAGCTATTTATATTAACTCAAGTACAGATGGACAGCTTGACATTGTAGCTGATACATTAGTACAAGTTGCTACAGCAGCTTTTACAGTTGACGCTAGTGGTGACATTACGTTAGATGCAGGTGGAGCAGACGTTGTACTAAAAGATGATGGCACTACGTTTGGTAGCTTGACTAATAGCAGTGGCGAACTTGTTATTAAGTCAGGATCAACACCTACAGCAGCGTTGACGTTTAGTGGTGCTAATGTTACTGCAGAGGGTAACTTAACTGTCGATGGTAACTTAGATGTAACAGGCACGTTAGACCTTAGTGACTCTGATTTTACTAACGTAGGCAACATACAGCTTGACAGTATATCAGGTGACGCAGATACAAATACAAGCATTACGTTTAGTGGCTCTGACGTAATTACTGTAGCCACAGGTGGTACTACATCTTTTACAGTAGATGCAAGTCAAAACATCTTGATGAACGCTGCACAGAAAGTCCAGTTCCGTGACACTGCCCTAGCAATTAACTCTAGCACAGACGGTCAGTTAGACATTGATGCTGACACTGAAGTAGAGATTACTGCACCTACAGTACACATAGCTGCAAGCACCGCTATAACTATGGGTTCTGATGCCGTGACCTTTGGTGAGGCTGGTGATACAGACATTGTTTTATCTTTTAATGCTAATAGCAATGACGGTGAGATTAAATGGATGGAAGACGAAGACTACTTTGAGTTTTCTGATGACATCCTTGTAGCATCCACAGAAAAGATACAGTTCCGTGATACTGCTCTTACTATCAACTCAAGCACGGATGGTCAGCTAGATATAGATGCTGATACAGAGTTAGAGATAACAGCACCTACAGTTGATATAAATGCATCTACTGCAGTGCTAGTAAGTAATGACCTAAAGCTAGACAGTGACTCTGCCGTATTAGGCTTTGGTGCAGACAACGATACTACACTTACACACACAGATGGCACAGGTCTTACATTAAATAGTACAAACAAGCTGACCTTTGGTGACGCTGCGTCATTTGTACAACAGTCATCTGATGGTGTACTACGCATAGATGGCGAGGCTACAGTTGACATTAATGCTTCTACTGCAGTCTTAGTTAGCAATGACTTAAAACTAGACAGTGATGCTGCTGTGCTAGGTTTTGGTGTTGACAATGATGTTACACTTACACACGTAGCTGATACAGGGTTGTTACTTAACAGCACTATGGCTTTGCAGTTTAATGATGCATCACAGTCTATCAATGCTCCCAGCGCAACTGTACTAGACATTAATGCAACTGATGAAATAGAGCTTAACGCTACATTAGTAGATGTTAATGCTAACTTAGATGTATCTGGCACAGTGACTGCTACAGGCACATCGGTCTTTGCTTCACTAGACATCTCAGGTGACATAGACGTAGACGGTACAACTAACTTAGACGTTGTAGATATTGACGGTGCTGTGGATATGGCATCTACTTTGCAAGTTGATGGAGTTCTAACCACTACAGCACAAGTGGTGCAAAACGGTGGGTTTGATAGCAACGATGCGTCTACGATTATTGCAGCAGATGGTGCAGCAGATAATCAATTCGCCCTGATAATTAAAAACGAAGAAGCAACAGATGATAGGTCTTATGGGCTTTACATTCAGGCAGGGTCAACAGTAACAGATTCACCGTTGGATATTTTTGAACACACTGCATCAACTAGGTTATTTAGGGTTACAGGTACTGGCAATGTAATTGTTGGTGATAACCTCTCCCTTACGTCAGACTCAGCCGTATTAAATATAGGTGCAGATAATGATTTAAAAATTACTCACGATGGCTCTAATGGTGACTTTGAGAGTGCTGGCACACTAACCTTTGATGTTGCTAGTGATATTATTCTTGATGCTGCAGGTGACGTGGGGTTGGGAACCTCAGATCCAAGGCATAAATTAGATATAGAAGATAGCGCGACTGGAGCCATCCCGACTAATGCTGATATAGGCGCAAGTAATGAAAACGCCAACTTTTTCTCGTTTCATAACGTAAATGATAGTGCAACATTTTCTGGTCTTGCGCTTGAGACAAGAACATCTGGTGCTGCACGTTGGTTGATTGCAAATGAGTGGCAAAGTAGTTTTAACGGTGACTTAGTCTTTAGAGGCAGAGATGGTGGCACTTCTTCTGCTGAAGTTCTCAGGCTTACATCTGGAGGCAACGTGGGGATTGGTGGCGTTGTCACGGGTAGTAATGGCAGTGTAAGTGCGCCTACGTTCTCGTTTAGCAACGATACCGACACAGGCATGTTTTTATCATCAACTGGTTATCTTGCTTTCACGGCGGCAGGAACAAAAAGTTTAGAGATTGGTGGAGGAATAATTTTTACTGCTGCTAATGGAGCAATCCGTAGTAATTCTAACAGTGGAAGTTTAACTTTATCTGGCGGTGGTGCTACGGTTGGAGGACAAATTCTTTTACGTGGCGGTGAATCTGGTGGTAACGAGGGTGACATTGTTTTTAAATCTGACGTAGATACAACATCACCTAGTGAACGCATGAGGGTTAGTCCTAGTGGCGTGATTGCAAACGAAGGTAGCCTTGATCAAGATTTCCGTATTGAGAGTAATAGCCATACACATTTCTTTTATGTAGATGGTGGTTCTAACAGTGGTCGTGGTCACATCACTATGGGAGATATGGGAACTACTGACACTGGCAATATGGTCACTATTAGTTCCCCTACTACAAATGCTTTACGTTCTCAAATAGCAGGTAATGGCACAGCAGTAGAACTTGTTTGTACAGATACAGATGCAAATGCTGGACCTAACTTAGATTTAAATAGAATAGCTACAGGTGCAAACAATGATGTTTTAGGTTTTGTAAGATTTTTAGGTGGAGATAATGGAGGTAACTCAGATCATGTCTATGCTCAACTAGGTGCTAAAATACAAAATGCTAGTCACGGATCAGAAGATGGTATATTTGTAATAGAAACATTAATAAGTAACTCTGCTGTAGAACGTATGCAGATGAACGAAACTGAAACAGTTTTTAACGAGGGTGGTACAGACTTAAACTTCCGTGTTGAGTCTGACAACAACGCTAATATGTTTCTTGTCGATGCAGGAAATGATCATGTTTGCATAGGAACAAGCACTGATTTTGGTGGTGTTTTAAATATTAAAACCTCAGATAACACAGCTAACCTTGTTCTTGGTTGTACCGACACAGATGCTAACGCTGGCCCAATATTGGTTTTAAAAAGGGATGTAACAGGAGCAGATGATGACTTCATTGGAACAATTAAATTTAATGGTCAAGATGACGCAGGTAATAATACTACCTATGTAAGATTAGATACACAAATTAAAGATGCTTCTAATGGCACAGAGTCTGCTGAATTTTTCATTAAAACTCTGAAAAGTGGTTCAGAGATTACTGCAATAAGTTGTGCTGATGACCAAGTAACAATAAATGAGGATAGTGTAGACTTAGACTTCCGTGTTGAGGGTGCTAACCAAGCTAACTGTTTAATTGTCGATGCAGGTACAGATTCAGTGTTCTTAGGAACCAACACAGGTGCAACTGATAAATTTTCGTTTCACGCACTAGATACGTCTGATAATTATGCTTGGTTTGGACATAACGATTCCAATACAAACAACCCTGTACAATATATAAATCGTCAGAATAATGATGGTAGTCTACTTAAATTTATGCAAGCAGGTACAGAGGAGGGGTCAGTCAGTGTTTCTGGATCAACTGTAAGTTTTAACGGTTTTGCTGGCAGACATGAAAGTTCAGGGATTCCAACAAACACTCCAATTGGAACAGTAGTTAGCACAATAGATGAACTTGACCAGTATTTATCAGGATCAAAACAAGGTCAAACAAGAGCTAACCACCCTAAAGTTGAAGTTTCTAACTCCACAGGTGATCCTTGCGTTTATGGTGTTGTTGATGATTTCACAGATGATGGATCAGTAAATGTAGTATCTGTTGGCATTGGCTCTGTTAGGGTAACAGGAGCTTGCAGCAAAGGTGACTTACTAGAAAGTAATGGTGATGGTACTGCAAAAGTTCAGTCGGATGATATAATAAGAAGTAAAACAATAGGAAAGGTCACAATAGGAAACAGTGACTCTGGAATAAAACTAGTATCTTGTGTTTTATATTGTGGCTAAAAGGAGTAAATACAAATGGCACAAACAACAACGTGGAAAGTAAATAACTTAAGACGCAATGCCTCTACAGGTGGTGTTGAGTTAGTATATTGGGAGTGTCGGGTAATTGACAATGATGACTCTCAATGCAGTGCAACAGAAGGTGGTAAACTTAGTTGTACCCCTGATCCATCCTCTAGTGACTTTATAGCTTATGCATCACTAAAAGAATCTGATGTTCTTGGGTGGGTATACAAAAGTCTTATTGGAAAAAAAGAAGATGGATCAGATGAAACTGCTGATGAAGCTAAAGCACGTATTGAGAAAGAACGTCAGGACAAGGTAACTGCACAGGTAGCTAATAAAACAAAAACAGCAGAAGGTATACCTTGGTAAGATGGAAATGGATTTGCTATGGAGTGCTGGACTAACTGGCCTACTTGGTATAGTAGGTTGGGTTATCCGTAGCCAACACGCAGAAACACAACGTATGCAA